TTTTAATGTTTTTGTCTTTACTTTTTCTTTTTACAATCCCAATGCTTTTTTTCAGCGTTCCTGTTTTTGTTGGAACAAGTGCTTTTGCTTCTCTTACAATAGGTTTAGCGCCTGCACGAATCGCGCCAGTTATCACATTCTTTTGAACACGTTCAGGCAATTTCTTTAGTTTTCTTAAAACTTCGTCTAAACCTGTCACGCCTTCCATTTAAACAACCTCTGCGCAAATCAACTGCAAAGTTTTGTTTGCTTCACGGATATTTAAAACACTCTCAATACTAAATTCACGATCATCATAAACGACACGCATTTTTGGTTTAATATCTTTTAAATATCTCAGCTCTATTTTGTGGGAAACTTCGGCATTTGTTCCTGCTTTGTAATACTCTTTAGCACTTAGTGGAGTTATAGAGGCATAGGCTGTTTTAAAATCTTCCCAGCCTTTTACAACCTCGCCAAAATCATTCTGTGTTTCAGAATATGTTTGAATGATTATTTTGTGCTTTAAGTTTCCACTTCTCATACTGTTCTCACTTTATATGGGACCAGCAAATTATCTATGAACTTATTTCCAAATTCAGATATTGAAACACCAATAACAAACTGCTCTCTGTTCTCAAACAATGTTGAAATTTTTACTTTCATGTATTGTTTAATTGCTTCCGGTACTGTTTCATACCCAGCGGTAAAAGTAATTTTTACGGCTTTTTTATGATTTAAGATATTCGGAATTTCCGAATAACTGATATATCCTATTCCGTTTCTCTCATATAGATAATAAGTTGAAGCATCTAGCAAAATATAGTTACCCTCTGAACCCATATACTCTATTTTTTCAATAGAACTTATTGGGTTTTTTGGCAGCTTTGAAACAAAATCATCTGCATAAAGTTCATAAGTAGCACTCTCTAACTGTCTGTTTGTCACATTTTCTACATGCTCACGCACTGCAACAATTAAAGAAGAGATAAGCACGTCACTATCATTGTCTAAGACTCTTAAAAAATCTTTAGCGTCTGATAATGAGATAGGCTCTTGTGCTGGTGCCACTATTTGAACTAACTGCATCTATTTACCCTTTGCCTTTTCTGCACCCATCGCATCTCTTTTTTGCAGGTTTTCAACACCCTCAAGAACTTCATCATCACTTAACACCTCACCATTTAGTTTTGCTTCTTTAAGCACCACTTCTTCGTATAGTTTGTTTAGTTCGTTTTGAATTTTGCTTTTTTCTAAAATAGCCTTTGATTTTGCTTCATCTTCAAGCTTTTTAGCTTTTATGCCATCAACTTTTTTTAGAAACGTATCAAGTTCTTTTTTTGTTTTAGGCTCTGCAATACCTTTTCCAATGTATGCGATTGCTTGTTCGTCAGTTACTGTTATTTCTTCTCCGACTTCAAACGTGCCATTAGCACCACTAAGGTGCTGTTTTAAAATAAGTTTCATCATTTATCCTTATGACGCTGCGTTTTGACCTGCGTTAAATGCTTCGCCTACTGTTGCTTTACCATCAACACGGACAGTTACTTGGAAACCGACCATTCCTGTTCCTGCATAAAGTTCATTTAATCTTTGAATTGTCATTGCCCCTCTATCAGCAATTTGGTAGTAAGAAAAATCTCCGAGCACAATGAATTTATTTTCTGCGCCTAAATCTGCCATAGAGTTGTCAATAACAACAGGACGACCTTTGATAGTAGGGTTTGTCCCATCCGCAAGCGTTGAAAGTATGTAGTTCCCGTTTCCATCTTTTAGCTTATCAATAGCCTTGAAAGTTTTATCATTCATTCTCCATGTAGAAGTGGCTCTATACTCTTCTTTAAGATCATAGAAAATGTCAATAATTTCATCTGCCGTAACTGCATCTGTTGCCGCTGTTGTAGAACTTTCACCGACTGACGCGCCTACTGTATATCCTGTTGGTTTTTTGACACCATCGCCTACTGCAAATGCTGGTGATTCTGCTTTATCTACACCGCGAGCGATTTGCCCTGCCATGTATGCCTCAAAGTTAATTGCCGTATCTGCTAGCAACTCACGAGAAACTTTGATAATTCCGCCAAGCTTCCAAGCTCCAAGCTGAACATTTCCAAAAGTTGATTTTGTTTGACCATATGTACCCTCTTCATCAATCCACGCAAAAGTAGGTGCATCGCCCTCAGTTGGAATGTTTGTTGTTGAAGTTGTACCTAATACGCTAGAGATTGAACGAGTACGTCCTAAAGCGTTTAGTTTTTGAATTACAGTATTTTGATAAGTTTCTGGCACTGTATAACCACCATCAGCATCAACACCCTCAGTCATTGAAGCAACTGCGCTGTTTAAGTCTGCACCTGCAAGATAGTTGTCAAATGCTTGTCTGTACTCTGCGTTTGCTTCAACTGCTCCATGAGTAGCCGATGGAATTACATCATCTACATCCGCTTCAAGCTTTGCCTCAGTTTTCGCTATTTCTACATCACGATTAAGTTTTGTAAATTCTGCGTGAAGCGCGTCATAACTTGCTTGTACTGTTTCATCCATAGTTGGATTAGCCTCGTTTAAAGCTTTCATGTCTGCTAACTTTGCAGCTCTTGCTGCGATCATTTCTTGTAAATTCATAGATTTACTCCTTTTGTTAAAATATCAAGCTCACGCTCTCTCTGTTGTTGAGCGGATAAATCCACCACCTTTGGCGTTTCAACTTCTTCTTTTGGTAGAAGTTTCGCAACTGCCTCATAGTTAATCGTTTCGTGCTCCATAACTGCGTTGTTACACGCCTTGAGGTTTTCCATAGTTACTGAATATGCTTCTGCTTTGTCCGTGTTGCCATCAACATTATTGATTTCATCCACAAAACCAGCATCTAACATCTCCGCACCGTAATAAAAAGTTTCTTTTGCCATCAGGCTTAGGGCTTCACTTTTTCCCATTTTTGTTTTAGCTACATAAGCGTTAGCCATAATTGAAGATAATCCCTCACTAATATCTGCTGCTTTTCTTAGTGCTATAAAGTCTCCCGCTATAGGTAACCACGCATTATGAATCATATAAACACTATTAGAGTTAGCTATAACCTTATCTCCTGCAAGTGCAATATAAGACGCTATACTCGCTGCTGTTGCTCCTATTTCTACTGTCACTGTTCCTTTACTGTAAGCTTTTAAAGCATTGTAAATAGATATTCCACCAAGTACACTTCCACCTGATGAATTTAATTTGACTGTTACATCCCCACTGCATTTATTGAGTTCGTAAACCACTTCTTTTGCATCTACTTCCCATCCACCAATCACCCCATCAATTAATATTTCATCCATCTTGACCTACTTTGTTTTGATTTTCATTTACTGTCTTAAGCGTCGCTAAATTTAACTGCACATAAGTTTCATCCCCAGCCTCAAGCCTGTTCTCGTCTTCATAAGCTCTTATCTCGTTTGGAGTTATTGAGCCGATATTAAATCGCGTTTGGTAATACGCGGCTCTTGTAGCTGTATCAACTCTTAGCATTGCATTGAATTTGAATTTAAAAACTGTAAAGCGTTTTTCATCTTGTGAAAGAAGTGATCGTCTGAATTGTTCTTCTATGATTGTGGTAAGCGGTAAAATTGTACCGCTGTAAAACTCTAAATATTTCTGTTCTAAATTTCCATAAGCAGTGTTTGAAGCATCATTTAGCATCGCAACAGGCACACCAAAGATTGACGCTACTTCCTCACGATTAAACTTTCTACTTGCCAACCATTCCGCATCACTGTTTTTGATTGATAAAGGCTTAAATTGTAAACCGCCCTCTAAGAGTAGAGGAGTTCCTGCATTTTGAAGTCCTGCATATTTTGCCTGTAAGTCTTCTTTTAATCGTTTGTAAGCTTCATCGCTTAACTCTCCATCCATTTCAAATGCCCCAGAGGGTGCAGTGGCGTTTTTAAAGATGTCGTTTCCGTATTGCCCTGCATTTTTAGCAAATCTCAAAGCCTCTTTTGCATACTCAATACGAGATAAGCCTTTAAGCCCTTGCGCGTCTGGTATGTCGTATATGTGTAAAATTTTGCTTGAATGAATTACTTTTCCATTGTATGTGTATATCTTTTTACCGTTTTTTGAAAGAGACACTTCCATGCTGTCTGCAACGAGTGGATAAAGTGATGTAACTTCGCCTAACCCGTTTCTTATTATTTGAGTGTAATGATTGCCTCTTAAATCTAAATCTTGGCTAATCATCTTTTTATATATAGAAGCTGTAAGCTCTGGGTTCGGTTGATATCTTAGAAGTTCATATAGTTTAGAGGAGTAATAATCCTCTTTGCCCTTTTTAGTACGAATGTAAGTTTTAAAAGGAATAACTGCAAGTGCATTTGCTTTGATGTTTACACAACTAGCAACGATTGCTATTTTTTGTGCATTGTTAGCAGTTATTGAAGCATCAGCCATACCAAAGAACGCTTTTATAGCCTCTTTATCGGTAGTACTAATTTCTGCTTTTGCTTTTGAAAAAGGATTAAGTGCGTTAAAAAAGTTTCTCATAGTAGAAATTTACCACGAGAATCAAGAAGAAGTTAAAAAGTGCTAAGAAGTTAGCTATCTAAAAAATAATATCATTTTTTATTAACTTTCTTTTGTTTTTATTCTAATTCTTATTGAATTCACCAATTGGGATTGTGTCTTTTTTATGTAAGGCACACTTAGTCCCAGAATATTACTTATGTCTTCTAAAGAATTGTTTTTTTTACTGTAAGTTAAATAAAACATTGCCTCCTTATTTTTACAACACTGCTGTATTGTTTCGTATATTGCCTTTGCAATTTCTCGCTCTGTTCCAATTATTGGTTTAGATTCTGCTCTATTCATATCTTTTTTTAACTGTGAAATATTTATATCAAACTTATCTATTTTTATATGTCCATATTTCTTCTTAATTTTTTCTATATTCCTTTCTCTTTTTAGCTGCTCTTTAAGTTTATAAACTTTTTTTCTTGCATCTTCTCTTTCTTCTTGCAGTTTTTTGATGCTTTTCTCTAATTTCTCTATATTATTCATCATCTTTCCTTTAAAATATTATGTCATTTATTATCAGTTTTCTTTTATAACAAAACAACGCTATTTCTTTAACTGGTGGCTTATTTTTTGTTATTGCAAACCTAAAAGTACTGTATGGAATACCAAGCTCATCAGCGACCATATAATCAAATACAAAACCTTCTACGTCTTTACTCATAATATCTTTTATTCTCTCTGCTATTTCTCTGCACTCTATAAATTCTTTCATAAGCTTCTTAGTCCTCTTGTTAAATATGGGTTTGTTTTTTCGTCTTCTTCTTTTGGTGTAAAATCAAGATACGCCATTGCATTTATCAGTGCTGCAACGCCATCTATTTTTCTATTCGGGTCTGCTTTTTGAGGTCTTATATTCCCGTTAATATCAGCCTTTACTGTGACATTTGAAATCATCCAGTTCATTACTGGATTGTCGTCATGTACTATATTCCCCTCATTTATTTGTCTCATTAAAAAGTTAGTTGGAGCTGCAATAGTATAGTTCTGTGATATTGGGATGCAACCATCATAGCCATCCTCTTCTAGCTCAATTACAATTTTCCTCATGCGATGTGGGTCATATGGGATGGCCTCTGTTTCGCAAAGATCTTCTTCTATATATTTCTTTAAATATCTTGTATCGTTTTCTTTTTGCGGGATTACTGTTATATATCCTTGAGCTATCCATGTCATTAAAGGGGCATTTAATTCTCTCTCTCTGTCTTTATTTGCGTATATTTCCGGCATATAAAACATTGGCTTTATGTAATATTTGTTATTTTGCTTTTTCACTTTAACCATTGCCACAAAGTCATCTCTTAGCGAAGAATCTACACCTAGCACAAAACTATCAAATTCAATAAGGGTTCCCTTTGAGCTTTTCCATTTTTCAAAAGATATGAAACTCTCCGCTTGGTTTGTGAATACATTTAAATTTTTAACTAAAAAATTATTTTTAAGCTCTGGTCTGTCTGATGCCTCTTTTGCCATCTTTTCCATGTAATCTTTTTTGACAGATACTCCATAGTTTGGGTTTGCTTTTATCCATGTTTCTTCTTTGAATGGATCGTCCCCCTTATCAGGCTCCGCAATAAATGCAAAAAAGCTATCATTTTCCATTACTCCATCTAGTATTTTTTTAGCATATTCGTACATATAAAAAGCAGGGCTTGCTGTATTTGTCCCTGCTGTTGTAATTGCCAGCATTAAAGGCTGTTGTCTTGCGCCTTGTGAACTTTCTACAACTTCCCATAAGCTATTATCTGGGTGTGCGTGATATTCATCTGCTATTCCTATTGAAACATTCAATCCATCTTCCGTATCACTATCTCTTCCTAGTGTCGTTATTGTCGTGTCATTTTTAGAAAATTGTATTTTGGAGTAGGCAGTTTTAGAATAACTTTTTAACTCTTCGTGCCTATGTATCATCTTGTCGCAACCCGTCCATGCTAATTTTGCTTGGTCCCTTTTAGTTGCAAAAATTACAACTTCTCCACCAACTTCCCCCCTGATTATCATATCGGCTATTGCTATTCCACTTGCTAAGATAGTTTTTCCGTTTTTCCTAGGAATAAAGATAAAAATTGTGCTAAACCTTCTAATCCATTTACTTTCAGAGCTTAGACGCTCCCATCCAAAAGCAATTAATATTAGTTTTTTTTGCCACATTTCAAGCTTTAGTTTTTTCCCTGCAAGTTCCCCTTTGTAGTGCTGTAAAGATTCTATGATTGTTATATATCTTTTGCCTATCTTTTCATTAAATCTAAGATGCGGCTTTGCTTTTTTTAAATCTTCATAATGTCTATCAAACGCTATTTCATAGTATGGCTTCATTACTATCCTTTATGTCAAAGATTGAGTCTATTACTTTTTCTTCTTCTTTTATCTCGAACTTTTGTCGTGATAGTGGATTTAGTCCTAACCTATCCATGTAGTTAAGCATTTGTTTTTCATGGTGCTGGGCTACTTTAAAATGAGGGTGAACTGTTGTCATTCCGCTATCGCTTGTGATTAAACAATCATTGTCATCAGCAGAACGCAAGTATTTAAAATAGTTCTGACAACTCAAAGCGTATAAGACTAAAATCTGCTTATCACATTTATCATACAAACCTAGGTCCATTAAATCATTAGTAGCTATTGAAAGATACTCATATCCGACTGCTGTTAAGTTTTCCCCACCAGATACATTTTTGATTTTTGTTTCTAGCTCATTTGGTAGTTCAATCTTTTCTTTGGGTTTGATTTTTATACCTACTTTTTTTTTGTTGGCTTCTATTTCAAGAACAAGTGCAGCAACTTCGTGTTCATCATAGAAAGTCTTTCGCCCTTTTTTAACTTTCGTTAATTTTCCACTTGCTACATATCTACTTAGCGTCATTTTTGAGCAGTTGAGAATTTTAAGTGTATCGCTGTGCGTGTGCATTTTAACTGTTACCTTTACTGTTACCTATTGAGTTTTTTTAAATTTGGTTTTTGTAAAAATTTATGAGGGGGGTCGGTGAACAGATACCTCTCCTCTGTAGTTTCAAGATGTACCCTCCCTTTTCTTCTTCTCTTCTTTAGACTTCCTGTTGTGGCATAAATGGCACAAGCTTTCAAGATTGTCGTAACACAATTTACATCCACCATCGCTTATCTCTTTGATGTGGTCAACTACATTTGCAATCTCTCCACACTTAACGCATAATCCACCATCTCTCATCATCACTTGCTTTCTTATTCTCTTCCACTTAGCACTTGAATAAAACTTTGCGTGTTCTGTGTTTCTGTTTGTCTTATCGTATGTCTTATTAGACAGTGCCTTACACTCCGGGCATCTGCTGCCCTCATAGATGCCGTGCTTATTGCATATCTTTCTTTTTATACTTGGCACTACAGTTCCCCTTCCCTAACTTCACTCATCTCCACTTCAAGACTAAAACTATTTGCTAACTCTTTCTGTCTCACATCAATAGCTTTAAGTAGCTCGTCCTTCACTTCTTGTTTTTTGTACCAATCTGATGTATGAACTGCCATTGCAAAGTCTTCAAGTGTTGCGTTGTCCATCAACGCTATTTGTTTCTTCTTTGTTCTTATCTGGTTCTTATTCATTTTCTACTCCTCTAATTCAATAGCACGTTCTATGCTTTGTATCGCTTCTCTGTAGTCCTGCTCGACACTTTTGTATCCACGCTTGCCACCTGCTAACAACTTTTTAAGTGCATGTTGTGTTGCAGGGTTAACTACATTAAACGCTTTTAACACATCATATACATCTATCACGACACCTTTGCACTCTTTCTGATATTTGTTTATCTCTAAAAGGTTCTCTATTTGTTCTAACTCTTTTCCGACATGCAACGCCTCGCTGTAGTTGCTCGTCTTTATATCTCGCTCAAACTCTTCTCTTTCTTGCCTTGTCATGCTCATTACTTTTCCCCTTTTATAATCTTCAAAACTTCTACTATCTCGTTCCAATTTTTTATATGCTGTGATCTAAATCTTCCAATCGCGTTAGACTCTTCTTTTCTGATTTTATTCTCAAAAAACTCTATACACTCATCAGTGTTATAAAAAATAATACTTCTTATCACATCACGATGGTTCTTAGCTGCATTTTCATTGAATGTTCTTACTGTCTTTGCATATCCTAAGTTATGTCTGTTCAGAGTATTACACTTGGCGTATGATGCACTTCCTAAAATCTCAACTAAATCACTTCTACTAAATTCAGTCTTCATCTTAAAAGCCTAAACAGTTGTAAAACTTTTTCTTTGCTTTCATCATCCATAGGAGTATTAAGCAACTCATACACAATTT